GTAGAGTTTTCACCAGATAATTCAAAAGTATGTGTTGTTTGATTTGCTACTGTAAATCTTCTTGCATTAAGTCGTGTCATTCCTACAACACTATTAATCCAAACATGATCTCCATTTGAAAAACCATGTGTTGAAGAAGTAACTACAGCAGGGTTAGCTTGTGTAATTGCTGTTATAGTTTTATTAGCTTCTGTAATTTGTCCATTGTCTTTAAAAAATCTTATATAATTATTGCCAAATTCTAAAACATATGCTTGTGTAATATTAAATTCAAAAGGAACTAATCTTACTGAAGTTGTAGAATCTTTTACTTCACATACAAATCTACTACCCGATCTTCTTGTAACCCCACCTTGTGGGAATACAGTCATATTTTCTAAAGTTTCAACACCATTATTATATTTTTTAAAATCAACTTGACCAGCAAGTTTCGGTGTTAATTCTCCAGCAGTAAAGTTTGTTTGAAAAGGATGTACTCTCGCCATTATGCTTTCCTGAAGTCAGTAAATGTATCAGAAACAAGATCGTCTATAAATCCTTCTTGTCCGTCAATACTTCTAGCTTCGGAAAGTTTGGCTTGATAAAGTTTCTGTAATTTATCTTGTAAGTTTGTACTATTAGTTACAGGGTATGCTAAATCTACAGATAATTTCGCTGTTAAAACATCTACAAACATAGGATCAAATACAGTAGGATCAGTAATCCTTGCTACATATAAAATTTTAGCTGTGCTTTCATCTGTTAATAAAACTCTACCATGTGTTGCTACATTTTCTATTTTAAAAATATAATCTTCATACTCCATACCTAATACTCTTAAACAATAAGGATCAGTTGGTAGTGCGTATTGATATGAAAACCCGTAAGCGGGTGCAGCAGATAATTGTGCTAAAGCTGCTCTTGTTATAGCGAAATTCCAAGGATGTAGTCTTAATACTGCATCTCTTGCTGGTGTGTAAAAGGCATTACATAGTCTTGCTCTTTCTGTATCATCAGTAAGACTTGTAATAGGATCATCACCTAGTCTTCTTAATGCGTTTGAACAAATAGAAACTTCTGTAGCCATAATTCTTGAATATATAATAAGGGCGATAAGAAATCAATCTATATCGCCCCTACATTTGTTAAGTTGATGATTAGTCTACAACATACTCCATACAAAGACTAATAGTACCTGTACCATTAGCACCTGCAAGAGTAACTGTAATTGGAACACCTGTAGCATCTGCATCCATTTCTGCAAAGGCATCTAATGCCATTGTAGATGGAAAAGCAGTTACTGTATCAGCAGTAGAAGCTGCTGCAACTTTATACTGGTCTACATCAAGAGCAACTGTTGCTCCTGCTGAAGTAGTATGTGCTGCATAGCCTACTGATAATGTTGTTGCACTCGCCAAAGCATCATGTCCTAAATAGCCACGCAATAATCTTGCTCCGTTGGGTAAATTGAACATTTCAATAGTAGATTGTTCTGCTGATGCTTCGTAAGTTGCATAAGCAATTCTAACTCTACCTGCTTGTTCGTTAGTTTTTACCCTTTCAGTTGGATTATTTTGCGACCATTTCGTTTTTTGAACTGAATAAGCCATTATATTATATCCTCCTGTAAGATTATTCTACACATGCTATCTCTACCATCTTTTCGTCTTCAATACGAGTTGCCCCGATTGTCATAGATAGAAATACCTGTGTTGCATAGTTTTTGTCAGATCGTTCAGATATTTTTGTAGTTATATCTGCACCGAGTGCCAAACCTATAGCTGATTTAGTAAATGCTAGGACTTGTCTGTTAGGTGTTGCGTCTTGTCCTAATCTTTCACTTCGGATAAATTTGAAACCTAAATAGGTATCAATTTGCCCTTGAGCTAGTGCCTTAATAGTATTGTAATCAGACGATTTAACTTCCGTTATATTTAGAAAGTCTGAAATTTGATCTGCTGTGCAAATCAAAAATCTTTGTTCATCTGGATCAACTTCGGCTGCATCAAGTAACTTCTTCGCTGCTAAACATTTAGCAATCGTAAGATTAGTTCCACCATGAACAATCTTTTGACCTGCTGGTAAAACAACTGATGTTCCACCAGAAACTCCGCCATAAGATGTTCCTGTTGCTGCCGAGATAATCGCATCATCCATTGCACGGCCCATAGCATAAGCACCCGCTAACGCATAATCACTTGTCGGACTTATTAACATTCTAACTTTATCTTCGTTATCAATTAAGTCTGCCCAATCGTAATCATCCATAGTAACTTTTCTTCTACTATGAGGTGTGTCCATTCTCGGTGTATCGGAATGTCTGCTAGTTCTCTTTTCTGCTGCTGTTGATCCGATTCTTTCAAAGAAATGTGCTTTCCCTGTTACAGTTTCTGATCTTACGGCATCTCTTAAACGAGAACCTTTTTGTTGTGCTAGATGAAAAACATTACTCTTATACTGTTCAACAAAAGCTGTTGTGATTTGAGTTGACATGTTTTATATCTCCTAGTTTACATATAGAATAGGGGGTAAGTACCACAATGGTAGTTTACCATATTCCGTAAATCGGTCTTTATCCTTTCGGGAAACCTTATCGTAACACGACACGATCATTCGGAAGTTTAAAGCCAATCACGGCTACCTATTCGTTGTCCTAAAAGATAGGGCGAAATTAGTACAACTATTATAACAAATAATTAATAACTAAACAAATACTTTCTCATGTAATTGTCGCATATGTTCAACTGCATTTTTATGCTCCCTATCTTGTCCGTTATGATAAGGATGACTTTTGTTTTGTTGTATGCTTTCAATTTCAGCTTTAGCATCTAATGGTGATACAGCTAATGTATTATTCTGTGTATTTTTAGCCATATCTTCAGTTACTTCTGAACCTAATTTAGCAAATAGTCTAACTACAGCAGGTATATTTCCTGCTTCACCATTCATTAATTCTTTTAGTTCAGTATCACCATAAACTTCTAATGCTCTTTGTGCATTTCTATGTTGTTTATCGTAATCATAACCCCATTCTTTGCGTAACAAATCTTCAGTAGTTTGTTTATCTACAGTTATTTGTGCATTTTTTCTTTGTGTTTCATAATCAACAGATTTAAGTTGATAGTCTATTAAATCCGTAACTTGTTGATTATTTAAACCTATTTTATGTGCAACATTTCTAAACTCTTTAACTTGTTCATCATTAAAATAGCCTTTATGAGTATCTGGAATATTAATTTCATATTTATCTCCAGATGCAGGTCTTCCTAACTTTGTATAAAGTTCAGACCTTTCTTCTTCTGTTTTAGGTAATGGTATTCTACTACCTAACATTTTTTGTTGGTGAATTAAAGTTTTAGCTGCTGATTCAACATCTTTGATATTAGATAATGTTGCATCTGCTTTTAATTCTTCTGACAAGGATGATCGCCAATCTGTTGTTTGATTATCACTTACTTGCGATCCTAATACAGTTTCCTGTACTGGATTGTCGTTTGTTGTGGTCGTTTGTTCATCAGCCATTTTTATCCTCCTTTAAAAGATTTATTATTCTGATTAATACCGATCTTTGACCTTCTCGGTGTGAAGTTTCATGTGGATCACCTTTTACAAATGAACCCCTATGATAATAAGCTGACTGTAAATCAGCTAATACTCTTTCACCTTCTTTAGATGCAAAAGTAATTCTGTAATCTTGTTTTAATTGTTTTAATTCGTCTTCTCTTTCAGCCATTAGATTAGACCTTGTTCTTTAGCTGCTTCTGTAGATTGTTCCATTCCTTCTTGTGTTTCTGGTTGACCTAATTGATTCATAGCTTGACCTTGTGTTAAAGCCGTCTGTGCTTGTTGTTGTGCTGCTTGTTGTTCCATCATAGCTTGTTGTTGTTGTGCTTTAGCTTCTCTTATTTCTGCTACTTCATCTTTTCCTCTTAATACAGTTTTAGGTACACCTAATAATTTTGCTCTCATTCTAATCGCTTCATCATGATTTATATTATCCATAATTGCTGGATCAATTTGACCTACATTCATTACTAATTGATATAATCTTTCTATTGCAATAGATTCTTCCATTCTTTGAGAACGAGCAAGTGGGCCTACATATTCAATATCTAATTTTTGATTACCTATCATTTCTGGTGTTGGCATAAATGCTTTTGCTCTTAACATAATACCAAATACTCTTTCAATTAATGGATTTAAAAATTCACTTTGAAATCTCCCTAATGTTGGGCCAAGAAGTCTTTGCATTAATTCATATCTAACTTGCACTTCTGTTGCCGTCATTTGTGGGCCTTCTTGTAATTGTAATTGATCTGAATAATATGCTTGTCTAATTGCTGTTCTTAATTGATTTTCTTTCATATCAGTAATTTGCCAATTAGAACCAATTTGTAATGGTTTAATAGCACCATCATTTCTAACTACTGTAATACCAGCAGGTGTCATTCTTACTCTACCAATTACTCCATCATCTTGAACAAGTAATGGTGGATCAATTGCTTTTGCCCATGCTTTTAATCCTATTTCAACTGCTTTATTTAAAGTTTTAATATCTGGTAATGCGTTATAACTTGGTGATCTTCCAAAAATTTCACCTGTTGCTTTAGACCATCTCGGTACTAAATATGGAAATTCATTATAACCACCTGTACGAACTGTCATTTTATCTTCAATACATACATGACAAGAATGAAAAGGTAATTTTGTTTTTACTTTTCCTGCTGCTCTTTCATAATCTTTTGTCGGTTCTACAGCATGAATAAAATTAAATTCTTTATCTGGTTTTGCTTGTGATGCTTCAATAACTTTTTCACCTAGATTATCTACACCAAATTCTTCTATTGCTTGTCTAGCTGTTAATTTATATTTTCTATAAAGAGTATCTACTTTACCATTAACATTTTCTTGAATAAAATATTCTGCAATATGTAATGTATTAAAATGGATTGAACCTTTTTCAAAACCTTCATTTGCTTCTTCAACAAATAATGCACCTGTACCTACAGAACATAAATCTAAATATAATTCATGTACTTCTGTATTAAAATTAGATTCATTAAATGTATCATACATTCTTCTTCCAGAATCTTCTAACCATAACTGGACATCTCTTTCCTCCATTAATTCTTCATTTCTTAATTTTAATGTAAACCAAGGAAGTGAAGGAGAAGTTAAAGTACCATGAAGACTGGCTGCTAATAAATTGTTTGCTGTGATAGCTGTTGAATCAAATAAAATTTCTGTTCGTTTTGTTCCTCTAGCACGAACAAAAGTTACATCTGCTTTTCTTGGCATTACATAATCTAATATTTCTTGCCAATGATCTTCCCATGTTTTTCTTGATGCTTCTAAAGAAGAACATCTTTTTTTTATATACTCAAAAACTTCCATTAATATTTTTTACCACCTAACAATGATCCAGAAGTAGAAACTTCTTCATCTACTCCAGTACCAGATGTTAGTATTGTGCTTCCCATACCTTTTTTCTTTGTACCTAAAGATTTCTTTTTTTCGTCTGCAAGTTTTGCTTCAGATGCATCTACTCTATCTTGAACACTTGTGTCTATTGGTGGTGGCATTTGTGGTTGTGGTTTTCCGCCCATATTATTTATATTCCTTTTTTATCCATTTACATTCGCTTCTTAACATACCATATATAGCTGCATCAACAAATTGTCCATTAATTTGCATAACTTGCCTTACGATACCTTCTTTTGACCATCCTGTACCTTTTAAAATTCGTTCATTTCGTTCATAACCATTTCTACATACAGCAGTCATTCTACCGCATCCAATTTGGTTAAAACCATAGTCAAAGACATATCTTATATGTTTTCTGCTAAATAATCTAGGTGTTTCTATTGCTAGATGAACATAGATATTATGTCCATCATAATCTGTGAATAAGAAACCACCTAAAATTTTATTATTTTCAATGAAGCCAATATAGGAAAACTTATCTCCTAGATCAGCAGATATATGACAGTTTTTCTTTAGGTACTCACCAACTTGTTTCCTCCAAGTTTCGTCAGTAACTACTTCCATACATTATGCTTTTTTCTTTTTTTTATTGATTGTACCACCAAGTACAGTTTTAGAAACATTTGCTTCTTCTTCAATACCTGTAGCTTCAGTTAATAAAGTACCTGTATTAGCCATACCTTTACCAATACTTAATTTTTTTGATGATGTAGAATCAACAGTTTGTGCTACCTGTTGAACAGGTGCTTGTTGTACTACAACAGCTTTTGGTTTACTAAATATTCTAGTAACTGCTCTAAAAAATCCGCCCATTTGTCCTTTCCTTAATTAAAAACATTAAATTCAGAATCAGATTGTATCTGTAAAGGTTGATAATTCTTCACTCTTGCCTTTCTTAATGACATAACACAATATCTCATTGCTGATATAACATCATCATGGGCAGGAACGATTTTACCATCTTTTCTATGATACATTCGTAACTCCTCAAACAGTTTACCTTGATTTTTAAAGATTTTCAATCTTTTAGTTTGCATCCTTGTCAACATTTCCATAATACCAGCTTCAACTGAATTACCACCTGTACCTTCTTTCATACCTTGTGATGCTGGATTACTAAAATGTTCTCTTGCCATATTTACTTTTTCTTTACGATATTGTTCTGTTAAATTCTTACCTGATCCTTTATCTGCTTGTCTTCCATCCATAGGCCATACTACAGGAATCCATCTTCCTCTAGCATTAATAGCTGATGCATGTACAGGTACTGTTTCTTGACGCATTGCATAACAATCATAAACATAAACTATATCTACATCTCTATCCCAAGTTATCCATACAACTGCTGTTGGGTGATCCCATCCAAAATCTATTCCACATAATCTAGGCCAATGACTAGGTATATCTATAGGTTCACACATTATATCTTCTTCTGCAATAGGAAAAACTAATCCAGAACCTAACTGTGGAATACCTTTTTCACGCATCTTTCTTTCGTGTGGTGGTAATGCTTCTAGTATTTGTTTTCTAACTACATCTGTCATATGGGGTGCATCATCCCATGTTGCTTGAAGTAATGCTTGTCCTTCTTTTAAATTATTTACAAACTGTGCTACTGTTTGTGTCATCCCTTGTTCTGGTGTAAATGTCATAAAAACTATTCCACCTTTATCTGCTGTTCTTGTTAGTGCTTGTGAATAAATACCTTGTGGTGGTTCTTCATCTAACCAGATTACATCAACAGCTTCTCCCATCCATTTTTCTTTTCCCATTTCATATGCTTTAAATCCTATTCTTGAATATCCACCTGTTTTATGTTTTACTACTAATGAGTTTATAGCATTTGGTACACCAGCTTTTCTAACTGTATCACCTATATCATTTAATGGAATTGAACCTGTACCTTTCGCAGTAGGATCATCTGGTTGGCCGACAAGTTCTTTTTGGCAAACATCCCTAGTAGTTTCGTTAGAAACACCCCCTGCCCAGCATCTTACTGGTCGGTTAAATCGTTTACCAGCCCACCAGCTTGGGTATTTCCCAGTCGCATGGTATGCCATTTCCATAGCCCCGCAAAAGGACTTGCCGACACGATTTCCAGCCATTAACAATCTTTGAGATGCTAATGTATTGTGGAATTTCTTTTGATAATCATATGGAGAGTATAAAGATAAACGATTAGTAGAATCCCGTCTTTCTAATTCTTTAGCAATCTTAACAGCTTGTTCTAATGCGTCTTCTTCCATTTATCCTATCCAATTAATTATTGCTCTTATAGATAATACAAAGTACACTAATTCCATTAAACTTCTAGGTATATCTTTATCTCTCATAGCTATGAATACCCAAAAGCCAGTTGAAAAACAAGCACTACCCCATCCGATTGATTGCATTATAGGATCGCCAAAAAAATCTCCATCAGATAGTATATAAATACTTATCATAGCGACAAAGAAACCAATCCAACGATAATTACTCAATTCTTTGTAATAACGGATTTTCATGATAGGGAAGCTCCTCCGTCATTAAATTATTCCTTTGTTGATGATTTTTTTACTTCGTTTTCGTATGTTAGATTTCCTGCAACAAGTTTGTCATCTTTAGAACAATGACAATCTTCACAAGTACATGGTTCACCATCCCAATGATGATTGTGTAAATTACCATCACAATGACAATTACAATGACAATTTTTACATTTATAATTTGACATTATTTTGTGTAACCTGTTGAATCATATTTATCTTTAACTATTTTAACTACTCTAATTCTTCCTGTATCTTTATCTTCTTCGAGAATAGCATCAACCTCTCCACATTGCATTCTGACATTTTGAGGATTTACTGATCTCTCGACCTGACGCTTCGCCTTTAAGCATGAAGACATTTTTTGATCCTGAATATAAGTATGCTCTATAATTCCACCTTGGTAGAACATACAAAGTACTATAACTCCACTAATTATGGTTTCCATTATTCCTCACTTTATCTTTAAGAACTTCAATTTGTTCTAATATTTTTTCTACATCTTTTTGTAGTCTATTTATATTGACTGCATTATGTCTAGATTCTTTAATTTCTGTTTGTATATACTCTACATCACTTAATAAAGATTCTATTAATAAAAATTGTTCGCTGTCTGCTGGTAATGAACCGAGTTCACCTCTTGGCCATTTAATTGAAAACTCAACTGCTTTATCTAAATCTTTTTTAATTAAATGATTGTCAGTTTCTAAAGTATTAATTCTTTCAATAACTCCAAAATATGCCCATACCCCAACTGCTACTGCTCCAACTATACTAATGAGATTTTTCATTGGCATAGATACTGATGTATTTGAACTAACTTTCATCGCACTTCTTCTTTCCCCATTTCCAAGTTTGAGTTATAGATTTCTTTTCTTGTAACTTATCATTTTTAGCATCTGTTTCAGTTACTCCAACTTCAACAGTTGTCTTATCTGGACAAACAGAAGTATTAAGAATATTGGCCTTACAACCAACTAAAGATAGGGAGATTAAAATTATAATTAAATATCTCATCATTCATTCTCAACCTTTTTCTTCTTCTTTTTCTTCTTTTTGTCTTTAAGGTTTCGTTTAACAAAATTTTTAGTTTCTTTAATTTGTTTAGATAAGAATATTTGCCCTTGTTTAAGATGAAAAACTTGTTCTTTCATAGTCCAAGTTTCTTTTAAATTCCAACCAACTAAAGCAATTAAAGCTGCTAAAGCAAGTCCTACTATTTTATCTTTTAAGTCCATCTTTCCATTCCTTATAACCTTTAGCCCAATCTTCTCTATGTAGTATATCCCATTTTGTCCAAGCCCACGAGTTAATTTGTCCTGTCCAACCTTGAATCCATAAGAGTATTCCCATTTTAATATTTTTAAGCATTATCTACCTTGTCCTCTATTTTTCTTATGACTGCGTTTTTCATCCTTATTCATCCGTTTTTTGTGCCTACCAATTTGAGGTTTACTTCTTTTGACATAAGTATCTACACCCCATTTTGCTTTAGCCATTACTAACTATATCACTTCCTACTTCTTATGTATATATTTTCTGCGTAACTTGCGGGGGTTCATTAATTGGAAGATTTCAGCTTCAGTCATATGCTCCTTATCATCAAAGCCATTATGGTGAGTTTTAGTAACTTCAAACCTATCAACAAGAACATACCTATATATATGATTATTCTTTTGAAAGTGCAGTAATGTTTTAGGTTTAATGATCTGTACAAACTTACGCATTTTTTAAGTATCTTTCTTTTATCTGTTTATGGGTTAGATTCTGTTCTTCCTTTGTTTTCTTATGTTCGGGATCAATCTTATTATGATCTATAACATCCACTAAAGCATATCTATACACATTATAACCACAATCCCTACCTTCCCATTGGAAGTGTAATAATTCTGGTGGTTTCTCATATTGCTCTAAACACATAGGATCAT